ATTCTCGTGGGTCAGATATACCCTTTTCATCATTAACCATTGCCAAACCGCCCTCAAAATTTTGTGTACCTTTGGCTTTTTTGGCTTTTTTTACGAACATTCCCGAACTGCCAAACTTGGCCGCTGGAACATTTTGATTACTCAATCCACCAACTTGAACCGTCTGAACGGTCAGTGTTACTGTTTTATCTTTTACGGTATCTAAATTAGCCTTTGCGCTCTCAACGCCTGCTGATGTGTTATCCTGTGCTGTGATTTCTGTATCGTGTGTTGTAGGAATCAGATTTATTTTGCCTGTGGTTAAATCAATAACGCCGATAGCCTCGCCGTTTTCGGCAATTAGTTTCGCCGTTCCGGTTGTACCGTCATATTCGGCTATTTTGTATTCTGTATTATCTATTGTTGCAATGGCGGGTGTTCCGTCTGCTGTAAACATGACCTCACACTGTTTGCCGTCAAGTTGTTTTGTCTTTTTCTCGACATTATCAACACCGTCTGTGTTGCCCTCTGTGTCAACAGTTACAACAAACTGTTTGCCCTCCAGTTGTCGAACTTTGGCGGTCAAATCATCAACTACTTCAAATCCGTCTGCGGTTATCTTGATACGTTTTTCATTCGGTATCAGTCCCATAGCACGCGACATTTCGGTCAACTTGTCCGCTGTCATATCAATACCTTGCTGACTTCCCTCGGACATCATATCCTTTAATATGCCGTTTATATCGCCTTTTTCAACGGCTTGGCGTACGCTGTCAAATCCGTTTTTAATTAACGCAGTACCCTCAACGATTTCCTCGGTCGTCAATCCCATTGTTTGACCTGTTTCATTCATTTTCTGAACTACATCATCAATTTTGCCCTTATTTACTGCATCCTGCATATTCGTACATTCGGAATTTAACAGACTGACACCGACCGCCGTTTCCGCAGATGATGCTCCGAACTCTGTCATTGAACGAACATAGTCGTTAATTATGTTGTTCAGTGCGGTACCATCCCCGTTTGCCGCCTGCTCCCACGCAGCAGACAAATTCTCAACACCGTTCATAGCCAACGCCGCCGACTGTGCATAGCTGTTCATATCTAATTTACCGACGTCGATAAATTCTTTCATATCCTTTAAGGATTGTTCAATTCCGGCGCCGTCTTGATTTAATGCAGATATTTTAATTAATTCAGTTTCATAGTTTGCCAGTTCTTCTGATACGTCGCGTAGTTCTTTATGAGATTTGTCCAGAGCCTGTACTTGGTCGTAATACTTTTGGGCTTCTGTTGTTGCTACCGAATAATTTGCCGCAATAGACGATAACACGCCTTGCGCATTCTTCATTGATTGGTCTGTTGTGCCGTTTTCGTATGCGTGTCCGGAAACTTCTTTATAAATTTCTTGTGCTTTTTTGTAGCCCTCCGCCGCAGTTATTTCATTTTTTGAAATTTTTGCAGTTATGTCACTAACTTTTGATTTAGCCTCTGAATACTTCGTCTGTAATGCTAATTCTTTGTTATAGTTATCTGCCGCGTTTTGGCGGTCCTCTTTGTATTTTGCGTCTTTATTTATTAGATTTGATAGTTCTGAACGTTGCTTATTGATATTAGACTGCAATTCATTTTTAGACAGTTTTGTTACTTGTTCAACAGCGTCGTCCAAATTAGAATTATCGGAATTGATTACAAGATTATATTCTTGCGATAGCATTTCCTTTATTTCTTCCAATTTACTTTTCGCATTGTCAACTTGTTCTTGACTGCTTTCAGGGCTTTCAATCACCATTTTTAGCGACTTTATTTGTCCTTGAATATCATTCAGCGATTTGTATTTTACAAGGCTTTCTTTGACCTTTTCATTACCCTCTGACAGCCCCTCGCTCCACCTGTATTGCGATTGATACCATTTGTCATATGCAACTTTTCCGCCTATCGCCGCCGTAGCAATACCGGCAACAGCTAATGCGGCAGGACCTGCCGCCGCACCGATACTTGTCAATGTCGGTGCAAACTTCGCCAATGCTCCGCCTGCTGAAAATGCCTTTTTGATGTTGCCGACTGCCTCAACAATTCCGCCAACACCTTTGATTGCTCCGGCACTGACTTTTGAAATAGCACCTATCGCAATAACTGTCGCACCCGTATTAACAACAGCACGTTTTTGTTCGTCTGACATTTGCGACAAACCTTTTGCAAAATCGGCTACTGTGGTGCTTGCGTCTTGTATTGACGGCAACATTGTTTCGCCGATACTTCTCGCCGCCTCAATAATATTGTTTTTTGTGTTCGCCAATTTTGATGCGGTCGTTTCATTCTTTGCGTTAAATTCTTCTTGCAATGCCGTATTTTCTTGGTATGCGGTGTTTGAACGATTGACACTCTCGGTTACTAAATCATAACCGTTGACTAATGCCATCATAGCCTGTATATCCTGTGTATTGTTTATGCCTAAATCATCTAACGCAACAGTTAGGTTCTCGGCAGACTGCAAGCCTTTTAATAGTCCGTTAAATGCACCGGAGCTGTCAGTATTCCACTGCTCTTTAAATTCTTCCGCACTCTTACCGCTGTACTTTGCGAATTTCGTCAAACCCTCTCCGCCGCTTGCAACGGCTGTTTCTATGGACAGCCACGTACGACCTATCGCACTACCGCCCATTTGTGCCTCAATTCCCAATGAGGACAATGCGGCAGAATAACCCAACACGTCCGCCGCTGACATTCGTACAGATGAACCGTATTTACCCATACGCAATGCCATTTCCGCGATTTCCGATTCTGTTGTCGCACTGTGGTTACCCAAATCAACGATTGCACTGCCGATATTACGAATTTCGTTTTGACCGACACCCATAACATTCTGAAAACGTGCCAGTGTTGCGGCACCCTCTTCGCCGACAAGGTTTGTTGCTGAACCCATTTGTGCCATTACTTCCGTAAAGTCGATAATGTTTTCTTGTGATATACCCAACTGACCGCCCGCCGCCGCAAGTTCGTTTAGTTCAGTCGTTGTTTGTGGTATCGCGCCCCTGCCGTCAATACCTGTTGTTGACAAATCAATAATGCCTTGCTTTATTTTGGATAACTGTTCCGGTGTAGCGTCAACCGTCTTTTTAACTCCGGCAAAACTATCCTCAAAATCTATTGCAAACTTCGCACTTGCGACACCGCCTGCGGCAAGAGCCGTTGATGCGTATTGTATCGGTTTTGTTATCGTGTCAATACTTTCGCCGACTTCTTTTATACCTTTTCCGGTATCTTTAAGCTGACTTGCAAGACCTTGATATGCACTTGTGCTTTCTCTTACACCTTTCACACCATTTGTATTGCTTTGTGTTCGTTCCAATTCTTCGAGTTGTTGCGATACACCGCTTATTGTTGCCTCTAAATCCGACGCATCACCTCTTATTCTTACTACTAATTCCGCCGCGTCAGCCACTATAAATCACCTCACTACATTCCATAAAACATTTTTAAATACGGGTCATTTCCTGTATAGACTTCTTCCGTATCATCTTCCAAATCGTCTATCATTTTAAACAAAACAAACGGATTTTGCTTTGATATTACATTCGGCAATAACCCTCTTTGCCTAAACCAATCTGCATACAAAGTACGCAGTGGTTGGCTTTTTGAGGAATTACTGCCCTTTACTCGTTTTTTGTTGTCAACGCGTCTATATAGAATTTCCATAATTCCATACATAGTCTTGAATGTGTGCCTACATCAATGGCATCAATAATATCCTGCGTTGCGTCCGTTCCCTCGAACATATAGTCCACCGCCTCTCGGCAGATATTTAACGGTCCGTTTTTATTTTCATCGTTATGTGCGTCATTAATAATACACATTGCCTCAAAGTCGAACGGCTTTGAAACGTATTTTTTATTATCGTGTTTAAATGTTAATGTGTGTTGCATAATATTCCTCCTAATTCATTGCATACAAAAAGCACGCTATATGCGTGCTTGACATACATTTTTTATTGTGTTATAATTTAGATATAAGAGGAACGGTAAACAGCCGTTTCTAATACATTAGCTTATATTTAGTGTAGAAAATATTTTTCTACCCAAATAACCGTCCTATTGCGTTAGGGCGGTTATTTCTTTAATATCCATACAATAAGCAAAATCAATACAAGTTGTATTGTGGTTTCACTCATAATATTTCCTTTCCGAAACAGAGCCGCCACCGCTCTCCATATATCAAGGCTTTTCAGCCTATTTTTATTCTACACTATACCTCATATAATGTCAAATTACGTTTATTTTACAGTGCTTTCTTCACCGGATAGTAGTTCATATCCTTAAACCAGTTTTCCTCAAGTTCTGTCTTTGTGACACCTTCCGGCAAATCGCTTTCGTCAAAGTATGCGTAATAGTTGTTGTCAAAATCACGCTGTACGGCTGTATATGTAGCCTTTGCAGTTTGCTTTTCCGGTGCACCGCTTGACGCTTTTGTTTTACCTCCGACGTTTGACGCAAAGCTGTATGAACCCTTGTAATATCTCACATAACGGTATGAGCCGTCGGATTTCATAATTCTCCACGCAACACCGAAATAAACTGTTTTTGTATCATTGCCAACCTCTACTACACCGTCTTTTTGTGTCAGTCCACGCCACATTGAATCAACTTCCGGCGGAATATCGGCATTTGTGATGTCGTGACCTAATTTTTCAATGTAGTTTGATGTTTCATACGCACCGTTATCAGCGTCAAAAACATCACTGCCGCCTGCGTCTGTCGGTGCAATTTCGACTGTACCTCTTAAATTATACGGATCGCCATATGTTGCACCCTCTGATGTGTCTGTTAAAACTGCGAAAAATGTGTACTTGTCCACACCTATTGTAGGTAGTGGTTTTCTTTTTTTTGTATTTGCCATAAATCAATCATTCCTTTCTACTACTTTCGTAAATCTCATTGTCCTATGTTTTATACTCTTGTCATCGGGATTGGGTACGTCCATTGTCATTTCGTGATAATATTCGTTATCAGTCAACAATTTATATACCCTCTCCGACAATTCAAAACACGTTTGCGGATAATCGGCGTAAATATCAATCTGAACAGTCGTATCATTCGTAACGACCGTATTGTCATATGACATTGAGCCTTTGTCCGTTAGCGTGTAATATGCTATTGCGGGCAATTTATTAAAATTATCGGGATATGCAAAGCATACACTTACACCGTCTATCTGCTTTAAAATGTCCCGCAATTCCAAACCAATATCAAACACCGTATCACCCTTCCTACGCTAACACAAATACTTCGTATTTGCTCGCTATAACTCGTTTCACGAGTTATACACCTCCTTAAACTTAGCGATTATCTCGCTGATGTTATTTTTCAGTGCAGGGACGAGGAACGGCTTTGGTGCTTGACCCGACGTTGTGTAAAATCGACCGCCACTGTAATACGTCCAGTGCCTTTTTGACGTATGCGAAACAGATTTGTCGCCCTTTGAGCCTGTGCCGAATTCGACATAAATACCGTAATCGGCAGTCGGACCGATTGCAACACTGTCACCGTCCACTTGGCTTACGATACTGCCTTTTAATCGCCCTGTTGCAACAGGACAGTTTGCCACTGCGTGCGCTCTTACGACTTCACCCGCCATTGCCAAACCTCGCTGTATTTTATCGCCCGACGCATACTGTGTCAGCTTGTCAACAACGTCGTCTATCCCCTCGATTAAAAAATTCATTTCAGCCTACTCCTCTCAAGCATTGCTACCAAACCGCTGTCCCATTTCTGCACATATGTTATATCATATATGTCGCCGTCATATTCAACCCTGTTACCGACCTTTACGTCGTCTGACATATCGCAGAACATACGCATTTGACATTCTATATCTAAACCATATTGCTCTCTTGCTCTGCCACCGCTGTACGGTTGTACATCGGCTTTGATTTCGGATAATACAGTCTTTTCGGTTTTACCTGTATAGTCGTCAATTTCATATTCTGCGATTATAACAGTTTTATCGTAAAAATCACTGAATACTGATGTCACTCGGAACACGCCCCTTTCGTTTTCGGAACGGGTCAAGGCGTTTATAATAGTTGCTGAAAATCTTATCGTTGTCGGTTTCGGTATATGTCACGGAACGTTCGCCCTCACTTATGCTCTTGACTACTTCGGGACTTTTACTGTCCCCGTAACCTTTCGCCCTGTACATATCCGCCGCAATCTTCGGAACAAGGCTTTCAAGCTGACGAGGCAGTACATCAATATGACAATACGCCATAATCATATTAACCGTGTCCTCAATCAAAAAGGACAACAAGCTGTCTTGCTCGTCGTCCTTAATTCCCAACAACATTTTTAGTGTCCCCAACTGTTCCATATTATTCACCGCTTACAACGTCGGCACTGCCCGACTTTCTCGCCTTGCCGTCTGCGGTAACTTCCGCAACTGTAATCTTGTGACCGTTTGTCGCAGTGATTTCGTCACCGTTGTTAAACTCTGTCCACTTCGACAAATCGTCGTCATATGCAACGCTTGGAGCGGTGCTTGCGGCAGTCTTGTAAACCAACTTGTGACCGCCGATAGGCTTTGGCGATACCGTAATAACGGTGTTGCCTGTTGTGCCTGCAACCGATTCAACTGTCAATTCGCCGAGTGTCGGAACACCGTTCTTAAATGCGGCAAATGCGTCGTCCTTGACAACAAGGAAACCTAAACGCATAGTAGCCTTGATTGCAACCATATCTTGCTCGGCAAGTGATAGCGGTTTACCGTCACTGTCAAGAGTGCCTTGTAGTGTTGCCTCTGTAAGAATTTCGTAATTAATACCTGCACGCATACCGACAACGGCATATTTAAAATTACCTGTGATAATATCGGCACGTTTATTGTCCCACGCACCGTTACGTACAAATTCGATAGGCTGACCGTACAGCTCACCGCCTGTTGTACCGTTGACATATGCAGGTGCGCCGTTTGCGTCACGTAGCTTTCTTAGCATATTCTTAACGCCGATACGTCCAACAAATCCCGACGGGTCATAGCCGTTTTCTTCAATCATTGACATTGCGTCAGATATAGCAATATCAATATTTGTGTTGTCTGTAACAACCATATGCTTGCTGTCTATAGCGTTCATAATGTTTGTCTTGAACGGCGAATTTGTACCGAAAATGCACGCCGCGTCAATCGCTCTGTAGAATGCCTCTGCGATTTCCGGCTTTAGTTCCTCAAATACGCTGATAGTTGTATCTTCCAACTTTTCCTTTGTTACCGGAATAATAACGGCTAACTTCTTAGCCTCGATTTCAGGGTGAATCCAAGTAGCACCGCTTGTCTTAATTCTTTCACCCTCACCGACCCAGTAAGCACCCGGACCGTCTGTAAGTACGTTAAACTTTTTCTTCTCGTGTTTCATTTCCTCGACTTTCGCCATTCTTAAAACACTTGAACCCCTTGTCACCATTTTGATGATTTCTGTTGCTTGCTCGACAGGCACAAAGCCTGTCAATTCATTTTTTAAATAACCCATTTATTTCACTCCTATCTTTGATTTTCTCTGATTATGTCCATAAAACTGCCTGTGTTGTGACCGCCACTGCCACCGTTTAAATTCGGTGTTTTGCCCTTTAAACGCTCGGTAACACCTGCTTGTACATCTTTGTCATAGCTTTCTTTTATCTTGTCAATAACCGCCTTTGTGCTATCCTTATCCTCTGCCACAATATACTTTGCAATCTCGGCAGACAGTCCGACTTTGGCAAGTTCTGTTTCGGCATATGCAACGATTTTTTCACGTTCAAACTCTGCCTTTGCCTTTTCAAATTCTTCCCTTTCCTTGTCGTCGTCCTCTTTTTTTCTTTGGTCGGCTGTAAGCTTGGCTTTTCTCATGCCCTCTTCTTCAGCGTCCTTTAGCTTTTGCTCAAGGTCCTTTTCCCACTCTGATTTTGCCTTAGCTATTGCTTCATCAATCGCCTTTTGATTGTCGCCGTCTTTTTGTTCGGTTGACTTCTGCTCTGTGGACTTCTCTTGCTCTTGTTTTTCTGTTTGCTCTGCTGTATCTGCCATTCAAATCATTCCTTTCTGAAAAATTGTATAAAAATAAGACGTATAACCCCACGTCTAACAGGGAGATAATCGGATCACCATTCCTTTCTTCTATGTGTATGTTGTGCCTACTCTCACACTATCACCGCCTTTCAGTGTATCAAAAAAGCACGTCCGAAAACGTGCTTTAGCTATTATGTTTTGTTTGACTGTATATATCGTCATAAAGAAGTTGTAACTTGTAACCCAAATCGCTTAAATAATCTTGATTCACCATACCGAAATGTATAATAGCATAATCGGCAGCGTCAATAAAATCATCTATTGCATTTTCGTTTACTACAATGCTGTTAGTTGTATTTTTAAACTTAATCCCGTCTTTATTTCCTTCATAGACTTTCGTAATATATTTTTTACAAAGTTCGTATTTTTCAGTATCTAACTTGTAAATCATGCTTGTTATATACCTCCTTATCTCGGATTGGTCTGTATTAAATTTCCGTTGTCCTTATTTACCGAAACAACACAGTTATCGCCAAAATACCTTAAACAATCTTTTCTGTGTTTTGTCGTTCCGTTTAAAAGAGCGGTTTTTATATCTTCTATTTCAACGCCGTTACGTGCTTTATGTGTTTTAGGGTCTTCACCCGTTCCGAATACACGTTCAATAAAATGCTTGCTTTGACTTTTTATTTCTACACCGTCAACCGTCGTTAATCCGATAATATCTGTTTCTATTTTCTCTTTATAGCTCTTATAATCACCAAAAGAAGTAAATGCAGAAATCATATTACTACTTCTTGATTGTTTATAATCCTTTAACAAGCTCCATTCATCAGTATTATTATACTTCAAATTTCGAAAATCGTCAAATGTTTTTGGCATATTTTCAGTACCGATAATAGAAATATATTGTGCGTACTGCTTTTTATCCGCCGAGCTGTTTCGCATTTGCTTAACGTGAAGCTCAAGTGCATTTCTTTGCTCGTCCGACAAACTGTTTTTCCATTCGTCAAACGTCATACTTCCGTCAACCTTATAATTTTCGCCAGTGAGCGGATCGCGTGCAATACGACTTGTCAAATTCACGTCTGCCATAATCGTAACACACCGACAACGTGGGTGTATCGGTGGGAAGTTTTCGCCCTCAACGGCTTTGTCGGTATCAAACACGCTACCGTCAAGACTTCCGCACCTGTCACACGTCAATTCAGACAGTGCCGCAACAAAACGATACTGTTTTATACCTATTTCCTCATACGCCATCTTTTGACCTTGATTCATAAAATGTGCCGTTTCACTTCGCACAAGTGTTTCGGCTGATGTTCGTATTCCGCCTGGTGCAGTATCTTTGACGTAATCAATCAGCTTATCGGTCATACGGCTTACGCTGTGACCGCTGATAATACCGTCCTCAATCGTCTGTCCGACTGCCTGTATAAATCTGTCGTTATGTATCCACACTCTCTCGCTGTAGTTGTGACCGTGCCACGGCTCACTTAACACTTTATCAACCGCCTTTTGCGGTACAAGTGAAAAATCAATACCGCAGTTTAAACCTTGTGCGGTATCAAAAATATTCGTATAATACGCCGTCTTTACCGCACTGTCATACAGTTTCTTTTGCTCCTTTATAGCCTCGTTTGCAACGTGCCTAAAGTAAATATATACATTACGTTTCAGTCCCTCTAATCGGCTAATTCTCGCACCGTATGACTGTGCATTTATGCGGCTTAGAATTTCCTTTTTGACTGTCTTGTCGTCTGTTTCGTCGTACAGTTCAAGCAGTTCTTCGTACTGTTTGTCGCTGTCGGCTATACTCATCAGCCGACGTGCCTCTTTTTCGGGTATATCGGTTGAAATATAGGCTTTAAACGTTTTCTCAATGTCATTGTTTACATTCTTGATTGCTCGCTCATATGCCTTAATTACACCGTCCTTAATGCTGTCCGCTTGCGATTGTAAATATGTTTCAACTTCAACGGCACGTTTTACCCAATATGCCTTACTCTTCATTGTAGTTTACTTTCCTTGCCGAACTTTCAGCGATACGCATATCTTCGGCGGACTTTTCCGCTTGCTCTCTGCGTGCGATTTCAACTTCTTCCTTTGCATCTGTTATAAACGGCAGACGCTCTAATAATGTTTCGTCAGACGCAAGACCTTTGAGGTAATTAATCATCTGTGCTATTTCAAGTTCGTTTGCAGGCAAGTTATATGTAAATCCTATATCAACTCTGTGCGACGGCACTTCTTTCATTGCGTTTAATGTCACTAAGAAATTGTTGTAAATCTCCAAACGTTTTCTCAACGTCTTAGCAAAATTACGTTCTTTGTTCTTGACGTGCTGTTCAAATCCCAACAGCTTGTACTTTATCGCCACACCCGACAAATTGTTGCCGAAACTTTCGTCCGACAGGTCAGGAACGTGTGACAAACGGTGTATATCGTCCTTGATGTCGTCACGCAACACCTTTGTATCAGCCTCATTCAGCACCTTTGACAGATACTCTGCCTTTGCGTCACCGTCACCCATTAAGATACGTTCTACCAATAATTTTTTTGCCTGTTCGGTGTCAAGGTCGCAGTTACACAAAAACAACAGCGAATTAACGAATTGTTCCTTGTCGTTTATTCGGTCTGACATCAACACATTGTATGCGTCAATCTGCGTTATCAACTGTTCAAAATCACCCTGCATTTCCGTATTATTTCTGTATTCAATAATCGGCACATCGAAAAAGTAATGCGGTTCAACATTTTGCAATGACAATGCCGTATAGCTGTCAAGACCTGTGTATGTATATATAAATGACTCATCATACACACGACAAATACTGCCTGTGCAGTAGCCGTCAAGGTCGTATTTCTTGTAGTAATACACCGCAAACAACGGCTTTTCAAATGCCGACTGTGAGTAACATACAAATGTATGCTCCGGATCCAATCGGACACTTCTCGGCCTGCTCTTTTCGTCCGCATATATCAGCTCATATGCTTTGCCGTAAATGCTCATATTCTTTACAATTTCACTGTCCACACTCGGCATATCCTGTTCCAAATATTCGTTTTTGATTGCCTCAATATCGTATTCGTCCGATACTGCGTATGTTACAGGATTGCCGACAAGATAACTCTGCGTCATATCTGTTATGTACTTTGCGTGATTACACATTATGCGGTTGTTTGCCACGTTTTTACCTCTTTTTCTGCGGCTTAAAATGCGGTGATCGCCCATATAGTAATCGTGCAATAATCGGTATCTCTGTCGCTCTCGCTCGTGCCGTTCAATCAATTTCGTTATGATGAACGGTGTCACACCGCCTGCGACTATATCTTCATCAATTATCATATTCCGTACTCCTCTCTTGAATAGATTTTAGCTTTTTTATCCTTGCGCCAACTCTCAACGCCGTATCTCAGCGCCGCCATTGCGTCATCAAATACATTGACAGGTTCGTCAGTATACTCGCCCGACTTTTCATCAACTCGCCAACGCCATTGCTGTATCTCTTTGATTACATTCACGCAAGACGGATGAATATGTATCTTTCTGCCTTTTAACCAGTCAATCTGCGATTGTATGCTGTTCGGATTTTTAACAACCGCCTTTGCCCTGTAGCCCGCCTTTCGCCACATCTTGATACGGTCCGGCTCTGCACTGTCGCACCACATTGCAAGACTTTTGCTGAACTTCCCGTCAGCCTTTTGGATAATCTCTGTCGTGTCCATTTCGTGTACATACAGTTCATTACAAACGTAAATATCACCGTCCTTATAACCTAATGTCAATATGGCATTTGCATGGTTAAAGCCGAAGTCCTGTCCTATCGCCATAGCGTCAAAACGGCTCATATCTGTATCAAATTCCTCAATTCGATAATTTGAGAATATAAGACCGCCTGTTTCGCCCCATTCGCCCAAGCCGTAAATTCTGTAGCCCTCAGGGTCAACTTCTTTACGACGTAGCATACGTTGTCTGTATGCCTCGTCACAAAATCGGTTTGTTAAATATGTGCTTTGATGCGTTAAGACGTTATCGTCCTGTATATCGAAAAACACTTTCTTTATCCAGTGACTTGACGATACAGGGTTAAATGTCAATTTTATCTGATAAAAAAGACCGTCGGGGAGTTCACCTCTCAAACGGTCATCTATAATTTCAAAATCCTGTTGTACAAGCTCCGTAGCCTCTTCAATCCATACGTCCGTTAATTTTCCGTTCGCAAATGTGATTGATTTCAGCTTTTCGCGTTGCTTGTTATCGTTTACACCACGAAATATAATCTTGTTGCCGTTTATACAGGTGAACGACAACGGGCTTTGCGTAACTCGCCACGCTCTGCCAACGCCCATACGGTTTATGGCACTTTCCAACTCGGCAAACGTACTGTCACGGTTTGTTATATCAGACTTTCGCACACATACCAAATTACGCCCCTTGTCACGCATTAAACGCAATATGTACAGTTGTGCGGTATCAACACTCTTGCCACTTCCGGCACTGCCTTTCATTACAACGTAACGTTTCTTGCATTGATGTACAGGCTTGAATATCGGATTGAACGGTACTGTTATTTTGTTCATTCGTCCTCACCGCCGTAATCAATTTTAATGCTGTAGTCCATATCACCGTCAACATTCAGCTTTTCTGTGAACAATGCGTAGTATTTACCCAACATTTCAGCCGCTTTGTTTACGTCCGACACCTTTGTCGGTATTTCAACACATATCGGTTGCTCCGCCTCGTCAGTGACTTTCTTGCCCTTGTCGTCATAGTGTGATTTACGTGCTTTGCACGTCACAACAACCGTTTCGGGTTTCTCACGTCGCATAACGGCGGTTAACGTCTTTAACACCTCATCTTGTTTGGCGATAAGAGCGTCCTCTTTCTCTTTTAGCCGCTTTTGTATGTATTCTTGAATTTCAGGTTTCTTCAAGTTCTCATTTCCAATCGAATACGCCGTCTTTTCCGAATATCCCGCTCTTAATGCCGCTTGTGTCGCGTTCAAATCAATCAAATATTCCTCACAAAACAACTTTTGCTTTTCAGTCACTCTTATCACCTCGCTTTCACATTTTCCGATTAACTACATCGTATATCCGTTTTTTGTCAACGCACGTTCTAACGTTCTGCGCTTGTGCCGGCACTCGCACCATTTACGATTATTAAATCGCCATTTGCGTATAAATAGCCATTTTTTAAATTTATATCTGTATGTACTCATTGCACACCCTCGCTTTCTGTTTGTATATCACTTAAATCAATCTTACCGCTCATCAGTTCCGGTAATAGTGCATCTCTTAGTTCGACTAAATATCTGTTTTCCTCGATGTTTAGGTAGTATATGTGTTGTTTCCACATATTGAATATCAGCATAAAAATGCTCGAAATATTTTCTTTGCTGTTGTTTGAAAATACTATTTCATTTTTCTTTTTTGTCGTTCTGAAATAGTCACTTTTCACAATCTTTTTGCCACATAGTTTCTCTGTTAATTCTGATAATCCATCTGATGTACTATTGTCTTGCTTTAGCGTTTCCACATCAAAACCTATTGATTTAGCGATAGTTTCGTTTATTGTCAATTTGCAAGTGTTTTTTTCAGCTATAACACGGTTCAAATCATTCACTATATCGACATACGGTCTATGCACTTCTTCCACCGTATCAAAATCTATATATCGACTCGGTATCAATACATAATCATTGTTTTTTATTTCTTCAATGCTTACAGATTTACAATAACCGGCTACATTTCCACGCTGTTCAATTTGCAGTAATACGTCTTGAACTTGACTTTCTGTTATAATCTTAACTTCTTTGGCGTATGTTCTGTTTGTATGGCTTGCCCCTCCGTACTGCCCGTTTTGCATTCGCTGTTCAATTTCATATTTCTGTCGTAGGTCAATCATTTCCACTGTCGAATGTTGTTTGTTTTTGTTGAATGTAATAATACACGTTGGTATTGACGTTACTTCAAACATTTTATCGGGGCATAAAATTATACTTTCGATAAAATTCATTTCGACTAAATATTTTTTTATTTGTTTCTCTTTTTTATTATCAGTGCTTAAAATGCCATTCGGCAGTATAAAACTTGCCTTGCTCTTGATTTCATTTAATGCCGTCAACACAAACGCATAATTTGCATTGCTTTCCGGCGGAATTTCACACTGTGAGAATCTATTCTGTAATTGTGCAAATACAGGTTGTTCCCATTTCATATTGTACGGCGGATTCGATATACAGACGTCAGCCTTAAATTCACTTTTACCGATTTCTGCAACTGTTGCAAATCTATCGCCTTTTTTTGTCCTGTACACTTTAAACGTTTCATCTGCCAATACATCACAATGCACGACCTCGGCATCAATATTTCTAATTGCCAAATTAAATAATAAAAACGGAATAACTCGCCTATCGTATTCCTTACAGATAAATTTTAAATTATTATTCTTATTCCATTTCTGAATCGTCAATGCTCCGCTACCGGCACATAAATCTAAACATATCTTTTCATCTTCATTTTTTGATAATTCAGCGACTGCCGTTGCAAGACTTTTTGGTGTGTAGTCTTGCATTTTCTCTTTACGGTCGGCAAAATAATATTGAAATATCATCTGCATATAATCTTTTGTTAAATCGGGACATATTGAAATCCAATCTTCGCATAACTTCTTACACTCATTATCATTTAACAATTTTGTTTTTAATTCATCTACAGCATCTTCAATCTTGCTTACATTGATAATATCTTTAAATTTTTCAACTAATTGCAATAATTCCATAGTTATGTCCCTTTCATTCAAAAATAAAAAACAGACTGCATATGATTGACATATACAATCTGTTTAATTGACTTAATATCTCCACTCCCACCAATCACACGAGATATTCACCCATCATCTCACGACGATACACTACCTTTTTTACGAAAATAACGAGCGGTAAGATATAGAACACAAAATATTGCACTGTATATATGTTTTGCATTATTTTTTGTTTGCTCATTCTTTTCGCATTATAAATTGTATCACACTTTTTTCGGCAAATTCGGCATTTTTAAAAATTTATTATGTTTTCTTCGTGGATAACTCTCATCGTAATGCCCTATCTTAAATGCAATCCACTGCCATGACGGCATTACGGTGCCGTCTATGTACCTGTATCGGAATATGCGACGTGTTTCACTGTCTAATATACCGGCAACAAACAATTCAATCTTGTTTTTTTGCCGCTCCAATCGTTGACGTAGTACAATATCAGATATATGTGTTGGCTCAACACCCGACACAGAAATACAGTGCTTGACGTACGGAAATTCAGCGTCAGAGCCTGTGACAGTACCGTGTACTGTATTACTGTTTATTCTGTCATTTACCTCGTTTAATTCTGCAACAATACTGCGATACTGTTTTAGCTCTTCTTTCGTCAAATCAATTCCTCCTGTCTAAATATTCAATACGTCCGTCGTAATAGAATGTCATACCGCATTCTTTTCTTACGACATCTTTAACCTCTTTCAGCTTGCCGTCCTGCATACCCATTAAAACATCTTTTATTGCCTGTCCTAATTCTGTTATACGTTTCTTCTTCCATTTCAACATTGAATAGAACGTATACAGGATTATAGGTGCATTGTTTTTCATTGCACACGTAACCATTTTAATATGGTCTTGCTCGGCAGTGCTTGTCTTGATTTTTAGTGGGTCAAAATCGTTCATCAGTTTTTCATAATCAAAATCACACTCATCTTTTAATTCCTCTGCGAGTTTATCAATATCGCGTTCACGGTTATACACAACCCCAATATATCGAATAACTCCCTCTATGTATTGACACACGCGTTTTTGACCTCATTTGCATTTTATACGCAGATACCACGCACCTACTACCACAAGATTGACAACACCCTCTGTTGTAACTTCGTTTTCAACAATCTTGTACGACTGCAATGCTTTCTTTCTATTGAATTTCTTAATACCGCGTTTCTTTGCAATTTCATCAAAATTTTTTAATATTCTTTCTTCTTCGGCGTTCTTTATCGCCTGCCTTACGGCTCTGCGTTTCTGCTTTAACTTCTTCGCTGTTTTATCCATATCAACACCTCACCAAATTCACCCTAACCACGTCAGGGTTTCTGTCTACAATCTTTGCTATTTCAAAATATGATAGGCCATCATCTCTTAATCTTTTCATTGTATCTAATTCTTTGTTGGTTACTCGTGTCTTTTTCTTGTTTTCAGAATTGCTTGCTTTATCCGATACATATTCCGGACACTTTGTTATTCTATACGAATCATACGTCTTGCGGTGTACCTTTTCAGCAGTCCAACCCTCAACAGGCTGAAAGCAACTGCTCCACGAACAACCACCACAAGCTTTCTGGCACGTCCAACATAATTGTTCTTTAGTCATTTTGCATCTCGTCTAATCTCTGAACATACTCGGTAAAATACCATAGCAGTTCATCTTCAAAGACTTTGATAGCTTCTTCGGCTTTTTCTTTGGTGGCGAAATATATTGTATTAGGTAATCGCATAATATAATAATACTCTGCGTACATTTCTTCAGAACTATAACTATATATAATAAACCACTTCTTTTTACTTTCATTGTTCCAATCTTCTACTGAAATAGGTTTGTCGTTCAACGCCTGCCATTGTCTTAGCTGACGGAGCAATCTGTCTGCACGAGCATTGTTCTCATCCTCCAGCAGTGCTGTAAGAAGAAGCAGATAATTTATACTGTCGCCGATTTTCTCGTCCCACATTTCTTTTGATATTGCCTTGCCCTGTTCGTAATCTTCGATTAGGTCGTATACACTGACAGTATGCTTTGACATCATACCGCCCAACGCTTTTACAGGCGTGCATTTCTGCAATTCACCCGCTATTTTGAAATTATGCAACCTGTCGTCAGTTGCGTATTCTTCTGCTTTACTGCATAGAACGCTTTTACACGTTTCTATGCGGTTGTTTATGATATTTTCAAATTGTTCAGCTTTCATATTTGTCACCTCTCATTTGCACGGCTCGTACTTTTTCTGAAACACATCAGGCTTACACGGGTAATATTCGCCTCGTAGTCCTCTGATGATGTAGTCACCTGCGCTTGCTACCATATCGCCCTCTAAGGTTTTTATTATCAGTACTCCGTTTGTAATAATAGCACTTTCATTTTTTACAAATCGCATAATCTCTGCTACATTTCTGCCCGTCCATTTCGTTGCCTCTATTTCACACGGCTTTGTTCTAAACTTCATTCTTGTTCCTCCAATTCAATCACCTTAAATATATCGCTTTGCTGTTTAGCACCGTCATTTTTATCAATCATACCCTGTTTTATTGCAGTATATAAATCAGCTAATCGCGCTATTATGAAACATTCCCCGCAATTAAATTCACCGCTGTTATACATATCATCATAGCATTTTGCAAACTTTTCGCCGTCGGTTACACATATATCCGACAATTCGTTTGCTTTAGCTTTGAGCCTATTTCTTGTAGCTTTATCAATCATCATTCAGCACTTCCTCAATGAACTTTTTAAATCCGTCAAATTCAGACGGTCTAAGGACTGTCACCGCACCGCCGGAAGTTAATATTTTATCTAAATGACTGCGTTGCAACGGTGCCAACTTACCGTGTTCGGCTTTGATTTCAACGCCTATAAATCTGCCGTTTGCACAAACAAGCAAATCGGGAACGCCCGCCCTTGTGCCTCCGCAACCGTAATATTTAACTACATAACAGCCTTTACTTCTAAGCCATTGCTTAACTCGATTTTCAAAATTCTTTTCCTCTGCCATCAGCAAAATTCCTTTCTGAATAGTTCGTCTGTATAATCCTTTCGCATTAACAGACACTCATATATCTTTTCTTCAACGCTCTTACGACACATCATTATGTGATAATAGCATTGTTTCTCTTGACCGATACGGCATATCCTCGCTTTTGATTGCTCAAACAGTTCCGAACGTTCCGGCAGAGAAAAATATATAATTCTGTTCGCCTTTTGGAAATTTAATCCCATTGCTCCGGCTTGATATTGTATCAACGTAACCGAATTATCGTTATTTTCGTATGCCTTTAAATCCTTAACTTGTCCGTTTACTATGCTTATCGGTCTGTCAGATACCGCTTTTTTCAGTGCCTCAAGTTCGGTATTGAAGTTATAAAATATAATAACCCTGTCAGATGTGGAATTAACTAAATCAATTAATCGTGATATTTTGTCCTTACTGTATGCACTGCATAACATTCTTGCATACAATCTTTTTGACAATGTACTGTCACCTGTCAATTCCTTATCATCTATCTTGATTATCCTGTCTTTCATAAACTTTTTGTAGTCTGATGAAACAGTCGAATATTCCTTTATAAACTTCTTTTCCGGTAACTTAATAACTTCTTCCGCCTTAGCGAATACCGCTCCGTATTCCTTTAGTTTTGCCTTTAATTCGCTTACATTCTTGTATCCTGTAACTACTCTGAACGTCGGACCGCCGTAACTTCGCAATTCTGTTTTTATGTATCGGTTATAATATGCCGTTTTGGTGATCTTCCAACCTAACAAGCGTAATTGTGAGTATAGGAACTCATACTTACCGTCTGTCGGTGTACCGGATAACAATATTGTGTGTGACGGTTTCAACGATAATATGAACTTCGTACGTTTTGCAGTTTCATTTTTTATCATTGAACTTTCGTCCAACATCATTGTAAAATCCTTTAATTGTCTTAGTTCTGCACGTCTGTAAGCCAATTCGTAATTTATGATACCGATACATTTATATATCGGATATATCATAAATGCCTGCATATCCTTTTTATCAGTCAAATCAAATACTGCATAATCCGTATAATGCTCTTTGAAATGCTCGCACCAGTCTTTGATTTTAGACTTCTGACAAACGACTATATTCACACGTTCGCCGTATAATCTTAATCGTTCACTGCCTATAAACGTCTTACCTAATCCCATATCATAGTAAAATGCCGAATTATCTTTATCACTCGTCAATGCAAGTGCTTTTTCTTGATAATCAAATAATTTCATTGTTTAACTCCTTATATATGCCCTACCGCCCTAATTTTTAAAATTTAATGTAGGACACTTTTTAAACCGCATTATTACGTTATTTTCACGTTATCGCCCTACCGCCCTACACGTTTTTGCATTTTTTATTTTTTTGAAAATATATTAATTATAAATAATTCAGAAAAATATTCTCTAATATATACATATTGTTTTCTGTCGGTTTTGTCGGGCAGTTAGGGCAGTTATATTAAATATTAAACGGCAAATCTTCATCTTCAACATCTTCTTCTACAAAATCACCGTCATCTTCATACAGACAAATACAACGTATTCTTGTACCGTTTATCTGCACTTTAACGGCAAGATTACGACCGTCTGTTTTAGCAAGTTTGCCGTTTCGTGCCATCCATGAAAGTGTTGACTGTGGATTGAAATTGCCGCCTTGCAACATAGCATTAAATCTGTTTCGTAAAATATATATGTATCCGTCTTTAATAATTCCCCAACACTCATTGCCGTTTGATGTGAAATTATCGTGATTTGAAATGATTTCTTCACGCAGGTAATCATATGCACGTCTATTAACGTTCAGCATATCCTTGGTCTGCAAATACGGTTTAATATCATCTATACTGATTCGCACACCGTCATTAAATATCCAACGTTCAGACAGTTCATCAGCGGTTAATAGTGCCGCCGCTGACGCAATTTGCTTGTCTGTCGCCTCTGTATTATCTTCCAACAGTTTAATGTACTTTTCGTGCAATGCTCGTGCTTCGGCGATATTTCCGATTAAATTATCAACAAATTCTTTACCGGCATGACCGTAATTTGATTGTATTGTTCTGCAAAATTCTCGTGGATTTTTGAAAAACTTACCGCCGTTACATTCGATTTCAATAACACGATTGACTGCACCGCCACCCGATGACATTGACGTTATCGGACGTTCGCCTGTGGTTATAATACAATTTCGCCACGTCTTAATGTTTTGTATACCACCGTCTTTTTTACCGCGTAAACGTCCTGTACCCTCGCACAGGCGGTATATTATATCATCAAAATCAGAACGTTTATTCAGTATCTGCAATTCGTCCATACATAGCGGTAGTGAGTTTAAACACGCCGCATATAATTCATTACCTACATCAGTAGAATTGAATGTATAGGCATATTTACCGATAACCGGTTCAGCCCATACAGACACTGCCGCAAGTAACGCAACCGATTTACCCGTTTCCGTATCACCCCACAGGTGAACGAAAAACGGCAACGCTCCGAGCGGTTTTAACAGCACACTCGCAAAACTCGCCGCCATTACCATACGAACAACGATATTGCCGTTTTTGCGGTAATCTCTGATTATTTTAAGCCATTTTTCATAACTGCCGACTTCTCTTACCGAATTAAATAACTGTCTGAAACTGTCCTGTCCCTCAAACTCCAAATCCGATATATACGGAGCAAATTCTTTAAATCCTCTGCCTACCCAACCCATATGATCACACGATTTCTTCTCGACTATCTTGTCATAATTTATGCTTTCAAAATCGCTTAAAAACTGTACGAGTGCCTTTGCATTTTCTGATGTTACGCCGACACCGTATTCAGCTAATTTTACGATTTTGTTCGCACTTGCAAGGTCAGAACGTGGGACGATTTTAGTTTTATAATTTCGTCCCGGTCTGCCGTAAACAAGTTGTACACTTTCAACATCAGTATCTACATTTGAATATCTTGTTATCATAAATATCGGGTGTGGACACGCCGTCACTTTTTCACTGAACTGTCCTTTAAACCTATACACTCCGTCATCAGTTGCAATCCATTCGCCTGTGTCCCACATTATCGCCGTACCGCTGAACTCCATTACATTGCCGTAAACAATGCTTTGACCCTTTTGCGCTCTGACATAGTTTGAAAATTGTGTTCGGAAATTAGATACTTTTAATTTCTTTGCTTTTTCTGCCATTTGCGCTACAAGCTGACCTTTGATAAACTCGTTGCCGTCAGCTTGGTCTATTATCCATTGAAACGGTTTTGATGATATTAAAAAATCGTCCTTACTGAAATCGGGTATCGTTATTCTGTTTTCATTCTCCATAGCACCCATTCCTTAATCTATATTAAAACGGCAAATCTTCTTCCGATTCGTCCTCATCATCAAATCCGCTTGTATCAAATCCCGACGTACTTCCGTCAAGTAGCTTATCCTGTGGAATTTCAGACATTTCCAATCCCTTAATACTTCTTACCGCTCTTGCCTTAGTCGCCCATTTTTTTTGACCGTTCATCATGTATTGTTCACGTCCGAACAATACACCGATTTTCTTACCCTTAAGCGTTTTTTCGTCCCAATTCCATTCATAGCCCTCATTGCTTTTTTCGATACAACTTATCATACCTTTAAAAAACGGTAATTGTTTACCCTCGTATCCTTGTCTGAAAAGTCCGCCGTTGTTCCACTTTGCGTTCGTTCCGTTTCTTTCAACATTCGCCGCATACAAATTACTGTAATGGTCTTTATATTCACCCTCTGCAATATCCAGTTGCAATACCAACTGTTTCTTACCGTTTTTGGTTTCAACCTCTTTTGCACCCTTGATTTCGCAGATATATTTGCCTGCCGGCAATGTTCTGCTCTCACCTGTGTACGATTCTGCCTCGTCATATCCTTGTATTTTATTCATTATTTTTATCCTCCTTATTCATTCCGTAGTATTCTCTTATTCTTTCGTCAACTGCTTTCAAATCGTTATCAATCTCTAAATCAAACATATCCATAGGCGACTTGCACGTTGTATGTCCGTCTGATTGCGTTATGAAACTATGACTTTGACCGTCAGCTTGACATAGCAAAACGATTGAAAACAGTCCTTCAACGGTCAACTGATTGTCCAACATTTTACCGATTGTTTTCGCTTTAATTTTACCGTTTTCGGTCTGCTCGCAATGGTGCAAAAAATATACGATTGTATCATCGGGCAATCCCTCAATGATGAATGTAATCATCTTCTGAAAACGTACCGCCATATCGGTAAACTTCGCATAGCCTGTTTCTTTTGCACGATTGAACGAATCGAACGCCAACAGATATTGACTGTCGTCTATAACGTATCGCTTATACTGCTTTTTACTTAATTCTTTGGCAATAACATTGTATGTAGCCTTTTTGATTGAATTTAACTTCTTGCGGAACGGAAGTGGTTTACTTGCCACATTAAATATTACCAAATCATCTGCGTCAAAATTTCTCATACTTGCGCTTTTTCCGCTACCGCTTTCACCCATAATTAAAACAGGTATTCCCATATATATCACTCCTTATTTTATACTCATATTGTTTCTCTCTACCAACTCTGCGTGTGGAATATCAAAACCACCCTGCAACATTCCCTTGATGACCGTTTTGTTTGGCTCAGGTTGCTTATATGTCAACAGGTCGTTGTTGTTCTTCATTGCATAATCAATAAATTCATCATCAACTTCTACCGCCGTTGATTTTCTGTAACTTATAGCAACTTTTGATGTACTGAACTTGTTACCGTTCAATGTTCTATTTACGAAATTCTTCAAACTTTCAGCTTTGTTTTCCAACGACTTACGGCGCTCCGCAAGCGCTTTTTCTTCTTCTCGGATAGCTTTGCTTTCAGCTATTAAATTCTTGTGCCATAGTGCCGCATTTTCGATTTTTTCTTCCTTTTGCATTTGTAGTTCTTCAAATGCTTCAAAGTCCTTTATTTCGCCCGTTTCTTCGTCAATTAAAGAAAACATTGCATTGTCTATTTCATATATGTTCATCTGTTTAACTCTCCTATCTTCGCAAATTTTTCTATACAGTTTTCGCAGATAATTATATCTACGATTTCGTAGTATTTTTCGCCTACACATATAGGCTCGCCACATTCATCACAGGTGCAGGCGACAACATCTTCACCGCAACTATCCTCACCGTAATTGCCGGTTATCTCTTTATCAACATCAATGTATCCGAACATTTGACATTTTCCTTTCTATGTGTTAAAATACAAACACAGATAATTAAATCTGTATTTAAGTTTTGACCGTTTCGAGTTGCACCTCATACGGTCTCTTTTTTTATGCTGATTTTGCAGTGACAACCTGCTCCAAGATTGTCGTTGCCTTTATACATTTCTGTTTGCTTAAAGGTTTCTTCTGTGTATATCGAACAGAATTTTAATAGCGTATCATTAGTTTCCTCGTATTGATACATCGCTCTGAAAATCTTGCACGCTTGCTCTATTGTTTCAGCCTCGATGATTATCCAACCGCCCTTAAAAGGCTGTCCCTCACTGCCAAACGTAATATAATAGTTATTCATTCTCTTTCACCTCCATTTTTTTCTTGATGTCTTTCAATTTCTTGAAATTCATTCTGTATTCTTTATCGACTTCATCATCAGCGTATACCGTAAAATTCATAATTTTTCTTAATGTTCTGCTCTTGTATACACTTACACTTATTTGTGGACTAAAGCTATTACCTACCACCATATAGAGAACAATCGGCGCGTTGTCCTCGCCTACTGCCAACAAATTAATCTGCAAGCATAAATCGTGCAATTCTGTTATTTGTTTTGCTGTCATTGCTTCTCTCCTCCTATAATCTTCGCCACACTCATTTCAAGCGGGTGCTTTGACTTGATACGGTTCGTGATGCCGTAACCTTTTGCTATGTACGCCTTAACCGACTTGTTGTCGTCGGCATTTAAAACCACAACATCATCTCTGCCCGTCATTACTACATATTTGTTCATTTGAAAATATTCCTTTC